CACCTCCGCTGTCTCGACCGGCGGATCTGAGGGAAGCAGCGGAGCACTACCGCGCCGCGGCTTCCCTGCTGGATCAGGCCGCGGACGAGATCGAGGCCGGCGACGCAGCCCTAGCGGGCGAGTCCGACCCGGAGCAGTCCACCGGACAGGGTGGCGGGGTCGACGCTGTCGAGGACGGGGCCGACGTGGATTCCACAGAGGGCAACGATATAGACCTGGATGGGGTCCGCGTCACGATCGACGCCAGCGACCTAAAGGTCACCGTGAACGGTGAGCCGGTTGCCGTGGAGTTCGACGGGACGATTGATGTCAACACGGCCGGGGACGACGCGCCGGACGCTCAGCTATCCGTGATGTGAAGAAGTCAACTACGAAAGGAACTGTGATGGCTGCAACAGGGGAAGACGAGCGGGCAGAGGAACAACGGCTGGCGAGGGAGCAGGAGTACAATGAGATGATGCGGCGGAATGGGGGCAAGGAGGAGTAGCCTTCTTCCATCCCACTGAGACCGTATGGCACCACCGAGGGGCCGGATCCTCTACCGTTGAGGGTCCGGCCCCTCTGAGTTACCATGGGTGAGCCGCCGCTTCGTGGAGCGGTTGGAAGTGAGCCTGGGAAGTTCCCGCCGGACGACGGGGTCCCAGGCTCGCAGAGTACTCACGGTGTCGCCGAACGGAGACCCGGAACGTCTAGCTCGACTCCGGGATCCGATTCCTCACGGCGTCCAGCGGCCACGGGATCACCTTGGCTCCCCCGCGGTTGTACTCCTGCTCTGTGCAGACCCAGACCACAGGGAAGTCGCGTCCCCGCACGGGAGCGCCGACCGCCCGCATCCGCACGAGTTCCCCCGAAGCTGTGACCGCTTCCAGTGGAGTGCCGTCGGTGATCGCCATGACCTGCATGAGGACACCCTACAAGGCCGCACATCCGGCGGCCGGACCCTTGCGTAGGTGTGCTGTTTGACTATTGCGTCGAATCTGGCCAGATCTCGCAAGTTATACCTATCAGTGCAGGTCAGAGCCTTGTGGTGAACGGCGACGAAGACGTCCGGCGGTCTCGGGAGGACGACGATCATGACCGTGCCGCATGTAGCTTCACCCCTGAAACGTTTCACGGCCTGAGCTACAGGCCCCTCCGTGCCTGTCACTGAACGCGATTCCCGCACGTCACCCGCCCACCTGAGCCGACGGTAGGTCCGCACGAGAGGACCGAGGCTCGGGAGGCAGGGGTGCGGCTGTTCGGTCGGCGCCCCGCGCCCCAGCGCCCGCCCACGCCGATGCAGGTCCTACGGGCCGACGGGCAGCGCATCGACCTCACCTCACGCACCGTCGGGCAGCGCCTCGTCGCGGTGCGCCAGCCCTGGCAGGCCGACGCCTGGGACTACCGGGACATGATCGGCGAGTTGCGCTATAGCCATCGGCTCCTCGCCCGCTCCGTGGCCCGCGTCCGGTTCTACGCCGCCGAGCTGTGCGACTACCCCGACGACCCAGCCGAGCTCACCGGCACCGACCACAAGCTGGACAAACAGCTCGCCGCCGACGCCGTCGCGAACCTCGCGCGGCTACCCCTCGACGACGACCCCGACGGGTTCGTCGCCGCCTTGACCGAGAACCTCGCCACCACGGGGGAGGCGTGGGTGCACGGCGAACCCGACGGCGACGGAGAGCGCTGGACGGTGCGGTCGGTGTCGGAAATCCTCACCTCCGGGGACCGGGTCATGCTCGCCGAGCTGCCCGGCTCGTCCGCCGCCGGGCAGCGCCCCATCGACCCGCGGACCGAGGAGCTGCTGCGCTGCTGGATCCGGCACCCCCGATGGGGGCAGCTCGCGGACTCGCCGCTGCGGGCGATGCTCGACGTGCTCGAGGAGATCGTGCTCACCGGCCGGGAGGTCCGCGCCGCCGCGCGAAGCCGGATCGCGGCCAACGGGATCTTGCTGATCCCGAACGAGCTGTCGCTGCTGCTGGAACGCACGGACGACGACGATCCCGACGAGCAGGACGTCACCTCGGACAAGTTCATGGTCGATCTGGCCGCCGCGATCACCGCGCCGATCCGCGACGAGGGCCACGCGCAGGCCGTGGTGCCCCTCGTGCTGCGCGGTGCGGGCGAGCACCTCAAGGAGGTGCGCCACCTCACGATGGTCCGCGCGGACGCCGAGACGCTGCTGGCCCGGCTCAACGGCGCGTTATTGAGGATGCTGCACGGTCTCGACGTCCAGCCCGAGCAGGTGGAGGGGATGGGGGGCCTCAACCACTGGGGCGGCTGGCAGGTCGAGGCCAACTCGGTGAAACACCAGGTCGAGCCGGCCGCGGCGGTTGTCGCGGGGGTCCTCACGAAGGCATTCCTGCGATCGTCGTTGACCGCGCTCGATCATGATCCGGAGCAGGTGCGCCGGATCGTCGTGCACTACGACATCAGCGGGCTGGTCGAGAACCCGAACCGGGGGCAGGACGCGCGGGAGGCCCACGACCGGCTCGTCATCTCCGACGGTCGACTGCGCCAGGACCTCGGCTACGACGAGGAGGACGCACCCAACGAGGAGGAGTTGCAGCGGCGGATCGCGGCGAAGTCCGGGGTGGACCAGGGCACGTCGGCGATCGTGCTGGAGCTGGGACGGGCGTTGCAGCAGGCGCACGCGACCCGCCCGGCTCCGCAGGTGATCGACGTCGACACGCAACCCCGGGAGCTGCCCAGCGGTGGCCAGGACGGTGCACGGCCGGCGGGCCCGGGGCAGACCGTGCCCGAGCGCCGCGCACCCGCCGAGCCCGACGCGGTCACCGCGGCCGCATCCCCGGCCGACGGGTGGCGGGTGGATGTGGACCTGGCGCACGCGCTGGCCGGCATCGACGCGGCACTGGTGGAGCGGATCCTCGTCGCGGCCGACGCCGCGGTGGCCCGCGCGGTCGAGCGGGCGGGAGGTCGTGCCCGCAACGCGGTGCGCCGGGACCGGGCGCTCGCGGCGTCCGTGGAAGGTATGGAGCCGGCGCTGATGGCGGCGGCGATCGGCCGTGAGCAGCTGGTCGCGTTCGCGTCCGTCGCGGACCTGCTCGCGGACTCCTACACGCGCCTGCGCGGACAGGTGCGCGGGTGGCTGACCGAGGCACGGGCGGCGGTGGCGGACGCGGTGCTGCGGATGCTCGGGGTGCCGCGCCGCTCCCAGCAGGGCCAGGCCGTACACGAGCGGGTCACCGGGCGGCTCGCGGTGCATGAGGAAGCAGCGCTCATCGCGCTGACCGAGGCCCTGGACGTGGCGGCAGAGGAAGCGCTATTCCGCGCGGATCCGCTCGGGCCGGACCCCGACCAGCGCGGCGAGCACGCCGACACCATCATCTCCCCGGCCGCGGTCGCCCGGGCGGTGGCCGTCGCCGGTGGTGGCCGGGCCAGGCAGGCGGGGGAGGCCGGGATGGGAACCGGCCCGGTGGTGGCCGACCTGCTGGGCGGTGAGGGCGCGGCGTTGTTGGGGTGGGAGTGGCAGTACCGCCCGGAGCGGCTGCGCACCCCGTTCCCGGCGCACGTCGAGCTCGACGGCACCCGCTTCGCCACGTGGACGGATCCGAAGCTCGACACCGACGAAACGTCATCGTGGCTGGGCGCGTTCTTCCGGCCCGGTGACCACGACGGGTGCCGGTGCTATGCGGCGCCGATCTGGGCTGTTCCCGAGCTGGACGATGGGATCGTGGCGCGGCGGCTACGGGAAGCGGGACAGCGACACGCGGACACCGACCGGCTCGCCGAGGGGGACACCGCCGCCGGACGGGTGGGCACGTCGGCGCAGAACGAGACCGAGGTGCGGGCGCGGATCACCGAGCAGCTGCGCCGCACACACATAGAGGAGGCATCGTGAGCGCTCAGAAATACAAGAAGCGACCACACGTCATCGAGGCCATGCAGTGGACCGGTGACAACCTCGACGCCATCCGGGACTGGGCCGGCACCGACGGCATCTACAGGCCGACCGAGCGCAGGCCCAACCAGCTGACCATCACCGCGATCACCGGCGATCCGGCCCCCGTGCGCATCGGGGACTGGATTCTCCCGGAACCGCAGGCCGGCCGGTTCTACCCGTGCCAGGCGAGCGTCTTCGACCAGCTCTACGAGCCAATGGAGGACTAGATGGCTAGGGACGTATGGCGCCTGGACGAGTGGGATGCGCTTCCGGACGTCTGCTTTATCGATGCTTGCGAGGCCAGTGAGACGGACCCTCGCGGACCCGTGTGGCTCCGTGACGGGTCGATGCGCAAGGCGTGCCGGGAACACTGGGAAGGCGTGTTCCGGGTCCTCGGTGAACAGGCCGGTAGCAACGACGCGTACCGGCAGTGCGCACGAGAGGTGCGATCATGACCGCAGCAGCGCCAGCGAACACCGCGAATGAACCCGCCCTGGTCGTGGAGGACACCGGCGACGTGCTGCGCGTCCGGTTCCCGGTCCTCGTGGTCGAGGGCATGGACACCGGCGACGGGCGCTACATCACCCCCGGTGGCCTCGGGTGTAGGGCGCTGCCCCTGTCGCTGGCCGCGCAGCCCTACGACCCGCACGGCGGTCAGGACTCACCAGCAGCCGAGGTCTTCGGGAAGATCACCAAAGCGGAGCGGCACCCCGGATCGGAGGTCACCAGCCCCACCACCGGTGAGCCCTTCGGCGACGGCGTGTTCGTGTGGTCGGGGGAGGGGGAGATCGACGGCGCGCACCGCTGGGCTGACCTCGTGCGCAAGGGCTACCTGCGTGGGGTGTCCATCGTGATGGGCGAGATGGACGCCGAGATCATCGCGGAGGACGAGGCGGCCCTGTCGGAGCACCCCCGGCGCCGGGCCGTGGTCAACGGCGCGAACATCGCCTGCGCGACCTTGGTGCCGGTGCCTGCGTTCGCCGACGCGCACCTCGAGCTTGTCGACGACGACACCGCCATGGTCGCCGCCGCGCAGCTGCCGAGCGAGCTGCACACCGAGCCGGTGCCGCCGTGGCTTTCGCCCGACCTCGGCGACGAGCTGCTGGCCGACGAGCTGGCCGCGTTCACACCGACCGCCGAGTCCCGCCGCGACGCGAAGAAGCAGGGCGACACTCTGCCGGGCACCGACAAGTACCCCATCCGCAACCGCGAGGAGCTGCGCAAGGCGATCAAGCTCGCCGGCTCCAGCAGCGAGGACAACGCCAAGGTTCGCCGCTACATCAGGCGCAAGGCCCGCGAGCTGAAGGCCGAAGACGAGATCCCCGACAGCTGGGCCGCCTTCAGCGAGCCGAGCACCGCCCTTGCGGCACAACCCGGCGACGTGGCCACGCCAGAACCCGACGACGCAGAGGCCCCGAAGCCGGACGGGCCGTCCGTGGCCGGGGTGGCGCTGATGGCCGCCGACACAGGCCGGGCGCTGATGCTGCAACGCGGCCTCGACGACGAGGACGACCCCGCGGCGGGTACCTGGGAGTTCCCCGGCGGGCACACCGAGGATGGCGACGAAACATTGTTTCACGGCGGGAGACGCGAGTGGGCCGAGGAGATCGGCCAGCCCTTCCCGGCTGGCGGGATCCTCGTGCACACCTGGACCGGAGAGGTGTACCAGGGTCACGTCGTCGTGATCGGGGCCGAGAAGGCCGTGGACCTCACCGCGGAACGCACCGTAGCCAACACCGACGACGACTACTCCAACCAGGCCGCGTGGTGGGACGTCGACGACGCGCGGCGCAACCCGGCGCTGCGACCGGAGTGCAAGGCGACGCCGTGGAACGCACTGAAGAAGGCCGTGGCCGCGGTGGGGGATCTGGCCGTGCCGATGCCGGAACCTGAGCCGGCCATGGTCGCCGCGGGCAGTCCCGTGCGCCCGTCGGCGTGGTTCACCGCCCCACGGCTCGATGGACCGACGGCGGTCACCGTCACCGACGACGGGCGGGTGTACGGGCACCTCGCGGCGTGGGACGTGCCGCACATCGGGATGCCCGGCCAGTACCGCACCGCACCACGCTCGCCGAGCGACTACGCCTACTTCCGGGTCGGGGCCGTCCTGTGCGACGACGGCTCCGAGGTGTCCGTCGGGCACATCACCATGGACACCGGGCACGCCGGGATGAGCCTCGGGCACGGGGACGTCACCGCGCACTACGACAACACCGGCAGCGTCGTCGCGGACGTCGCCGCGGGGGAGGACACGCACGGCATCTGGGTGGCTGGCGCTGTGCGCACCGACGTCACCGACGGGCAGGTGGCGACGCTGCGCGCGTCGGCGCTGTCGGGGGACTGGCGGCGTATCGGCGCCGGCCTGGAGTTGGTGGCCGCACTCGCGGTGAATACCCCTGGGTTCCCGGTGCCCCGCGCGCGGATCAAGGTCGGGCAGCCGGTGGCGCTCGTCGCGGCCGGTGTGCTGCACCCGGAGCCGTCAGGGGCGGCGGTGCTGGACTACGACACCCTCGCCGCCGCGATCGCGTCCCGGCTGCGGGCATCGGACGCCGACGAACGGGAGCGTGCCGCCCTGGCCGCTGAGCTCGCCGACGACGACTCCGACGAGGAACGGCTGGCGGCGCTCGCCGGGCTCGACGAGGGCGAGGAGTTCACGGCGCTCGCCGCGTTCGTGGCC